AAAAACACTGCTCCGGTGCAAAATATCTGTGGTCATATTGATATGATGGCAGCAGATGGCGATATTGTTGTCGGTTGGTTGGCTTCACAGGCTGACATGCTTGCAGGTGATTGGTTAATTGTCACAGCCTAATGAAATCAAAACCCACCGAATAAGTTACGACTATTCGGATGCCCCCACCCTGCTGGAGTTCTCTAAGGACGATACAGCGGTAAGGGGGATAATGGGGCCATTTGGTTCAGGGAAGAGTTCTGCGTGTGTCATGCAGATTGTCATTGAGAGCCAAGAGCAAGAACCGGGTGCAGATGGCATACGCCGTACTCGGTGGGCTTGCATACGAAATACTTACAAACAGCTTGAAGATACAACAATCAAGACTTTCTTCGAGTGGTTACCGCCTATGTTCTGCGGTAAGTACGATAAAACCAGACACAATTATTTAATCACGTGCTTTGCTGGCATGGAGATTGAGGTTCTATTCAGAGCGTTGGACAGGCCTGATCATGTTTCTAACCTGTTATCACTCGAACTTACATCAGCATGGGTGAATGAAGCCCGTGAAGTGCCATGGCCTTTGATTAAGGCATTGCGTGGCCGTATTAACCGATATCCCTCAAGACGAGACAATGGGCCCGGCTCAACAAAGCCCAGATTAATAATGGACACGAACCCTCCCACCCCTCGTTCATGGTGGTATCAGGTCTTCGAGGTTGATAAGAAGCCCAACATTAAACTATTCAAACAGCCTGGTGGACTGGATAAGAACGCTGAGAATACGTCACACCTTGGCCCTACCTACTACAAAGACATGGGTGATTTGTATGATGAAGATGAACTTAAGGTATATCGGGACGGTGAGTATGGCTTTATTAAGTCAGGTAAACCGGTTTATCCAACTTATCGAGATAATTTGCATTCTCGTGTTGGTTTGGCCCCTATTCCTGGCATTGTCATCTTACGAGGCTGGGATTTCGGACTCACGCCAGCGGTAGTTCTTGGCCAAGTCACTCCAATGGGTCAGTTCAGGATCCTTCGTGAATACATTACACAAAGAGCAGGGTTTGACGATTTCACCGATGTTGTGCTTAAAGATATGGCAGTCAGGTACAAAGACTACGATTTCGAGGACTACGGGGATGAAACAGGCCGCAATAAGAATGACAACAACGAAACAAGCTGCTTCGATATTGCGGAGGGTAAGGGCTTTACGATTGAACCTGTAAGCAATGTCCTACAAAGACGGCTTGAATCAGTACGTCGAGGCTTGAATACTCTGGTTGACGGTGAGCCTGCCCTGGTTGTGGATAAAGAGACTTGCCCTACTATCCGTGAAGGCTTCACAGGTGGGTATAAGTACAGAAAAATCATAACAGGTGGCGGTAATGATGAGCGATTCCAAGAGCAGCCACTAAAGAATGAATACTCACATCCGCATGATTGCCTACAGTATCTTTGCGTGATTGTCTTCGGTGATTACCTTGACGGATTAGTGCAGCAGCATGAGGTGAACGCTAGAATTGACAATAACAGGGCACATGGTCAGAATGATGATGTCTGGACAGATAATTCCTCGGAGCAGGGCCAGCAACAGCAAGATACTGAGTTCGATCCATTTTTCTTCTAAGAGGACGGCAAAATGTTAGGTGCATTGATAGTAACAGCGTTGGGTTCGGCATATACGGCGGTTGAGGCACACAAAACACGAAAAGGCGTTGAGGCAGAAAGGGCCGAAAAGCGAAAGGAACTCGATAAGCAAGAAGCGAAAATGGAAGAAGATATTGCCAAGCAAAAAGAAAAGCAGGCCAAAGATTTAGAGTTACAAAAAGCAAAGGAAACCAGAAAAGCAAAGCGTGGTGCCTCTGGCTACGCTGGTTCTGTATTAACTGGGGGCATTAAGCCTGGGTCGGCTGTCACTAAACGTGCGACACTTGGAGTAGGATAATGGCTAGCACTCGCGCCAATGGCGAGCAAATTGTGCAGGCTTATAACCATCTAACCGCCACAAAAGATTCGCTTAACAGTCATTTTCAAGACATTACCGATTTCGTTGTTCCATCAAAAACGGATGTGTCAAAAACAAACAGCACACCTAACACCCGTACATCACGCAGACGCTACGATTCCACAGCTGTGCACTCGAACATACTTTTATCCTCATCTATCCACGGCAACCTTACCAGCGATGCTAGTCAATGGTTCCTGATGACATTGGGCGAACATGTGCTAAATGATCACAAGGATGTAAAGGTTTGGCTCGAAGATTGTAGCCGTAAACAATTCTTTGCGTTGAATGGCTCATCATTCAGTAATGAAATGCAAGAAGGGTACGAATGCTTGACTGGATACGGTACGACCTCGCTATTTGCAGGTGAAACCGTAGGTGCCAGAGGCATAGTGAAGTACTCATTTGAAACCATCCCATTACGTCAGTATGTATTCTCAGAAGGTGATGATGGTGTATCGGATAGATTTTATCGAGAGTACCCACTAACTGCACACCAGATTCACGGTAAATGGGGTACTCATCCATTCTTTAAAGGTTTGACTGATGAAATGCGTAAAGCGATCGAGTCAAATAAACCAGCAGACCGAGATAAGAAATTCGATATTGTTGTTTGCATTATGAAGCGTGAACGCTATGAGCCTGATGCCAAGATTTCCCTCGACTTTGAATATATGCACGCTGTTGTCGATAAGAAAACCAAGAAAGTATTAGTTGAGTCTGGCTTCCATGAGAATCCGGTAATGGTTCCACGCTGGAGAAAAACAGCAGACGATAATGGATGGGGTACAGGTGTGGGTGCTGTAGCATTGCCTGATATTCAATCTCTCAATGAAGCCAAGCGTTTAGGCTTCCAAGCATGGGCAAAAGATTTAAACCCTCCGTTAGTGGCTACTCACAAAGGCGTTATCGGTTCAATCCGTACAGGTGCCGGTGGTGTGATTTACAAGAAGCGTGGTGCTGAACTTGGCCCATTACAGTCAGGTGCACGCTGGGACACGACACAATTTAACTTTGAGGAGCTTCGTAGACAGATACGAGGCCTTTTCTATACCGATCAGCTTCAACTCCATGAATCCCCAGCAATGACCGCGACCGAGGCTCAGATTCGCTATGAAATGATGATGAAGATACTCGGGCCAACTTACGGACGATTGAAGAAAGAACTTTATAATCCGTTATTGTATCGAACGTTTAATATTTCATTGCGTGCAGGACACTTCTTGCCGCCACCTGAAGTATTAATCCAGGCAATGGGGCAACCTAACCCACCTAAACTCGATGTTGAGTACCGTTCACCCATGGCTAGAGCGCAAAGAGCTGATGATATTGCAGCGATTGAGCGTGTTTATGGTATGGCTGGCCAGATATTCCAAGTCAAACAAGATCCTGCAATATGGGATCTGTTAAATGATGATGAAGCGATTAAATTAGGGGCTGAAATTACTGGCTTACCTTCAAAAGTAATGAATGGCGAGAAAGTAGTAAAAGGAAAGCGTGATGCACGTTCAGCCGCAGCCAGTGAGATAGCAGAAGAAGATCGTAGCGCAGGGCAGCTAGATGAAGCTGGTAAAGTTGTTGATATTCAGCAAAAAATGCAAGCGTAATATACGGGGAACCCAATGGATACTGAAGAACTGGCGATATTTAAAGCATATAAAACAACTTTCACACGAAAGGAGGGCCAATTAGTCCTCATGGATTTAGAGGCTGCATACCTTAATGGCCTTAATTCTGATGTTGAGACAATGCTTTCTGATATACCTCATCCCTATAATGAATATGTGTTGAAGGGTATGAGAACCGTGATTCAAAACATAAAAGCAGCAATGGAGCTGGCAGACGCACCGATGGAGAATGAAGATGGCAGTAGTTCACCTTAAACAGCGTGTCGGTCAGCCTCAGCGTTATCAATGTCTAAAAGCCGATACCAAGCCCACTGAAGAAACTGAAAACGATCTTGAAGCTGGCGCAATCCTGTATGTAATAGACCCTATTTCATCAAAAGCTGATAAATTTGAATGGTCAGGGTTGCTTTGGCAGCGCACATCAACAGGTGGCGCAACAGATGTTAATAATGAATCTATCCATTCCGCGCCTGTTAATGAATACTTCCATCAACACACAAACATAATCAGCTCACTATCTGTTGCAACAGCAGGAAGCGGGGACGAATATGTTATTACTGTTGCAAATGGCTCATTATTTACTGCTGGGCAAAATATTCAAATAAATGATGGTAACCATGAGTTAACTTTTCCAGAAATTATAAGCATTGCAACCAATGATTTAACGCTTGATAGGCGTATTGATTTTGCTCACATTGTTGGAACCCCTATTGAAGTTATTAATAAAGATATGGATGTAGTGGGAACAATGGCTGCCCCTGTAAAATTTCAATTACGACCTGGAGCAGGTGAGATTTTTGTCATTAATCGAATTCTCCCAACAATGACACACGGAACAGCAGGTGATTTGGGTTTATTCGGTAATTTGGCAGCATTAACAAACGGTATATTGCTCCGCGCTAAGATTGCAGACCAGTATTACACCTTTACAAATTGGAAAACTAACGCTGATCTGAAGGGTGATATGTATGATATTGATTTTGACACTCGTTCTGGTGGCGGCGGTACTTACGGCACATCGGGTCGAGGCTCATTTAGTAAAATTCATGTTGCTGTTATATTGGACGGTGATATCGGTGACTTCATGGAAATATATGTGCAGGATGATATATCTGCGCTCGATACATTTAGAATCAAAGGCCAAGGCCATTTTGAATGACGTGTTACAATTAATAAAACCAACTAGGAGAACCTAAATGAATATACTTAAATACAGATTAATGGAAGAAGCAGGCAGTGATGGTGGTGGCGAAGGTGGAGCGGCACCAGCAGCAGCGGCAGCCCCAGATTGGCGCGAATCAATCCCAACCGAATACAAAGACTCACCGATGTTCAGTGAAGATCAAGTAAAAGACTTGCCCTCATTAATGAACCAGTACGCTAATTCTCAGAAGTTATTGGGTGATGCAATCCGTATTCCCGGTGAAAATGCTGACGAAGACTCAATGAACCGGTTTAATGAAAAGCTTTCTAGCGTTAAAGGTGTGACCCGTATTCCAGGCATGGATGCACCTGAAGATGAAGTAAGTGCGTTTTATGCTAAATTGGGTGTGCCTGAAACAGCTGATAAATATGAGCACTACACGCCAACCGCTGAAGAATTGCCTGAAGGCATGGAAATCGGCAATCGGTTAGAAGGGTTCAATGAAGTTGCTCACGGCTTAAACCTAACTCCAGCACAGGTGAAAGGCTTGTCTGAGTGGTACACCAAAGGTTCGATTGAAGAAACAAAAGCCAACATTGAAACCAAAAACAACATGATTGGTGAGTTGAAGAAAGAATACGGCAGTGATTATGAAGCTCGTATGTCCCTGGCCACCAGCGTTATTGAGAAATTCGGCACAAAGTATGCGCTTGAGGATTTAAAAGGTGATTTAGGCAATAATGCTGGCCTGGCTATGATGTTGGCTGATATTGGTTTAGCTACAACTGAAGATGGCATGATGCGCCTGAACTCT